CCAATCTACGTTAACCCACTGATTGGCGTGGGACATGCAAGATTCCCTCTTGCAATAGGGTTAAGAAACGCTAAGAGTGTGTTTTAAAGGTAATTATCTATATCGGCATCTGGGTTAATTTCCTTTAATTTCGCGAAACCACTCTGTTCAGACGCTTTGACTTTAACATCAGCCTGGAATTGGAGGTTTTCAAGATTGTACAAGCATTTACCTTGCATACCCATAGTCAGGGGTTTAGCAAACTCCTCTTCATAAACTGTAGTGAAAACTCCTTTATCACATATCACAACACCGTCGGCACACTTTCGTGTATAAAATGCATCAACGAAGGGAGTGATAAAAAGGCCAAATTCATCTACTTGAAACAGCTGCTCAGCGAAAACATCTATGTCACCTGCGGTTACGCCATAAGCTAAAGCGAAGTAGTTGAGTATATCATCATAATCTGAATCCATTTTATCGCTACAACCACTTTCTTTAACAGCATACTTCTCACGAATAAAGTCATGCTCTCTCTCAGTTGGCTTGATGGCGCCTAACAGCATAAATTCTGCAACACTCTCAAAGATAGGCAAGTCACCAAAAGTGACAATAAGCCCAACAGCTTCTGTAAACCTGATTTTCTTAGCCATGCTATGCTGGAAAATATGATGTAACTTCGTGCTGAAACCAAGTAGCTGGAAGAACCTACGCATATCACGTATGGCGCGATATCTCTGAGTTGTAGGGCAAAAGACAAACTCTAACGACAAGAAATGAAAGACCTGTTTTTCCCTAATAACTATCTTATCCATTATCATAGGGAAATGACCTTGCGGTCCAAAGAAATTAGTTAATTCTTGCGCAACTCTCCTTGAATCACTTTCTTCAACGAAGAGCACCAAGTCATCACCTTTGATACTTAGACCATATTTTCCGATGTAACCTTTTGCCCAAACAAGATCATAACCAAGACCATGTAGTATATATTGCAAAATTATGATATTCCTTCTCGTATTGCCTTCAGTGGTATTGCTACGTCCTGACGGTACTGTCCCACTGAAGGTGATATGAAGCCCTGCCTTGTTGTCGACCAGGTCGGGTGACGTGACCGTTAAATAGTGCAACAACATGTAGTAAATATAAGCGTTTTCCTGAAAATCAAACAAATCAAGAACTTCCCTATAATACAGGCTATCGGCCATGAGGAAATCTTCGGTAATAGTCCTGTCATACTTGCTAAAATCACCCTCAATCGGTCTAGGATCGAGGAGTGAGTTCACCATTTCCGTGAATTCTCTAGCAATGACTCCTACATCAGCGCAAACTGCGTAACCAAAGAGCAAACTACTCTCTGCATGCTCTATGGCTTGAATAAAAGCACCGAAAATTATTCTCCAAACTACATCAGGGACACAAATGTTACGTGGATTCTTAGGTCCCTCTGTGTTATATAACTTCTCATATTTTGGAAAATTTTTATATGTTGTCTTAACATAGCCGTAACTTTTCTCAAATTTCTCCCAAGCTTCAGTATACTCCCGTTTTTTATCATGTTGTTTTATGTAGTCCCAAATATTGTAGACAAGCATCTTTTTACCTGTCATAAGAACTTTCTTAATACTTGGAATAGCATTCTTAAGTAAAAACTTACTAAAACGGTTGAAATGAGCAACTTGTGTTGTCTTGTTTCTACCCATTTGCCTAGTCAACAAAGCTTGTAAGTTCGCGTTTCTGTCCGGTTGATTTGAATACGGTAAATTACCATACTTCTCACCGACAAAGATAGCAGTTTTCTGTATTAACCCTATTCTATTAACGCGCGGCTTCTGCGGCACAACCTTCATATTTTTGATTTTATGGTTGGGGTCGACATCAATATCCAGCACTTCATGTGCGATATGCTCAATGTAATGCAATGAATAAGCTCTTTTAGCCCTTTCTACATAAATTGAGAGCATGTCGATAAGATCTCGCGCTTGCAAGACCTTTAACATCAACCAACCCCACAAACTACCAAAAAATTCTTGTACCAACTTATAGGCAGTATTGTATATATAATGTTTAGAACGGCCATGTCGCCGTATGCCAAGAAATTCAGTTACCATGTAAGACCACTCGTGACTTTTAAGTTCATCAACTGGCTTA